TTTGTATATTGATGGTGAGTTTTTCAGTAATACGCTTGAAGATCGTGTTGTTGACGTGAATAAGAATGGAGTGTTTGATGGAAACGAGAAGAAGGTTTATGCTGAATCTGCTATCCCTTACGGTAGATACCAGGTGATATACAACTGGTCACCAAAATTCGGGCGTAATATGCCAAGGTTGTTGAATGTGCCTCATTTTGAGGGTATTCTTTTTCACGCTGGGAATACAGCAAAGGATTCTGCTGGGTGTATCCTTGTAGGCAACAATACATCAAAAGGCAGGCTTACCGAATCACGCTATACTTCTGACAAATTGAACAAGTTGATTGACGATGCGATAAAGCGTGGCGAACAGGTTTGGGTTACGATAAAGTGATCAATTATACGTTAAAGGAAATATAGGAGCGATGTTTTTGTCGCTCCTTGTTTTTTAGTAATAATACATTATGTACAGTGCTATACTATTCTCGCCAATTTTCCATCGGACGGTTTTCCGCCAAACAGGTGATTAATGTATGCAAGACCTTTTTGTGTGCATAGAACAACCATCACGACAAAACCTGGGTGATTCTCTCTTGGAATAGGCTTTTCTTTCATCTCGAAATACCCAGCATCAATATACTTCTGTTTTGGCTCATTCCTGTTAGCAAAGAATACTCCTGCTTCACGAAGTTTCTTGAACAAAGAGTTTCTCCCAAAAGGCAAGCCAAGTATCTTTGCCGCCTGTCCTATATCGCACTTGCCTTCCATTGCAAAGGCTTTGTCGGCGAAGTCCGCTTTGGGCTGTAGTTTTTCTATTTGTTTCTGTTGCTTTTTATTCTCCAAAGCCAACCGTTCTTTTTCCTCTTCGGCTTGTATTACCATTAATGCAAGCTCCTTTCGGGAAAGCTCATGCTTGTTTTCCTCACATGCGATAAAATATTTTCTAGCTTGCCTTCCCCGTTCGTTGTTCTCAATCATAGATAGCTCTTTTGCCATACTGATTGACAGAGCATATTCAATTCGTTTTGTAGCTCCTATTTCTCGCTCCACAATTTCGGTGAATGATTGAAAATCAACACCTTCAATAAAATCATAAGATTTAATGCGATCTTTAATCCATGTTGAAAAATCCCTTTTACTTTCAAGGAAAGAATGCAAATCACGTGCATTAACGGCTCTCTTACCGTTATTATCACTAATAGGAATAAGTTCATTCGTTGTGACGTTCATATTTTAACGAATTGTGATAAAAAGAAACCCTCCGTAGGTGTGAACGTCACAACATACGCAGGGCATAGAAGTCGCAGATTGTTTCCTTTCTGCCACCTTAGAGGGATTCTTAATATCTTGTACAAAATCTGTTCGATTTATTTTGCCAAATATTATTATGTTATGACGTTCACCACAAAGAAAAGCATAATTTTTTATATATCAAAACTTGTGGTGTGATTTTTTTTACATTAATCCAAGCACCATACCTACTGCTCCCCAGAATACATCTCTCCATTCGGGCACTCCTTGTCTAAGCCACTTATCGTAGACGATTTCTTTTCCTACAAGAATGAACAAGGTTAGTGCTATTGCTGTCCATACGGAGAAAAACCATTGCGCCATGCTTACTACAAGTATTCCTGCAATGAGGTGTTCCATTCCGTCAACTCTCAAATTGTTAAGGCATATATAGTCTAATGCCCTTCTTATTTTTCTTAGTAAGTTCGTAAATTTTCCCATAGTTTAGCTGTTATCGTTGTTTTCGTTGTTTTCTTCTATCACTACCCTAGCTTCCATATCGTTTAATCTTCTGTCTTGTTCGTCCATTCTATCATCTTCATTATTTGCAGAGAAGTCACTTTCTTCTCTTGCTGTCTGTAATGATATTATTCGGGAGTTTACAAGTTGAACGAGTGTATTGTTCCATTCAGAGAAGTCTATGTATGAGTATGGCTCTATGGTAGCGTTTATTCTTAGAGCGTTATAACCTGTTGCGTCACCTTCCATTACTCCTACATAGTATTTGAATATATTGGCCATGTCATTTATGGCTGTATTCATCATTTGTGCATCACTTCTCGCCCATTCCATTTCCGGCTCGTAATACATTGCCGTTGTTCCAGTAGGTCTGTCACCTGACGATGATTGCATTGGCGGAACGACACCGCTTCCGTCAAGTATCCCGTTGTATATGTTATCTATTTCGGTGAAAAGTGAGTTTGAAGCGTCCATTTTACCCATGAACTGTGCATCATCTTCTGCTCCTACACGTAAAATGGAAGTTCCTCCCAATCCGTTTCTTTGAATGTTTATTCTTCCGTTAGTCTTGATAAGTAGCATTTGGAATGCCTGTCGTGTGTTGTATTCTCCTATCATTGACATTAAGAACTCGAAATCGTCTATCAAGTCCTGTACTGCCCCCCAAAATGGAAGTTCAAGCCGTAGATATACTACAGGTATAAATCCCAGGTTATGGAATTGATGCAGTTGTATGATATTTCCGTTTTCGTCAATATCCGTTGCTATATCTCCGTTGGAATCAAGCGTGTAAAACTCATCTTTAGTCCATACATCGACAAGTGTATCTGTATGCTCTTCTCCATCAGCCGAGATATATGTGGTTGTATATTCCCTTGCGAAAGCTATTCTTTCCCCTCTTCTGTTTTTATGTTCATACAGTATATCTCCTTTTGAGTAGCTGAAAGATCTGTATTTTATCTCGTCCTTATCCTTATATATATATATGGCAGCATCCCCTACCTTTCCGGCTTCGCTTATAAGTTCAAACTTGGCTGTTTCCATGAGAGAATCAGTCCAGTATTCCTTGTATGTTGTCAGCTTATCCCTGTTCTGCTGGTTTGACGCGCTTTTCTTTATCTGAAATTTAAGAGGATTGGTACACAGGTGTGATACCCTTTTCTTGTGTATCATCCTTTGAAGAGGAAATGCTCGTCTTTGCAGTACATAGGGAGTTGATGCCAATTTCTTTTTTCTTTTCTGAGCACCTACATTCGCGCTTTCATCATCCGATGATGTGGCATCCTCGTCTGACGGGATACTGTCTTTCCAGTCGGGTCTGTTGTGTATATAATGCCCTGATGTATCCCATTGCGCTAGGAAATCATCCTGTGACATATATTTGTATATCAAAGTGGAGCGTCTTGGCTTTTTCTTTGTTCCTCCACCTCTCCCATCGTCACATCTTGACGGAAGTGCCACTTTGAACGGTTCTTTTCGTAATAAAACGTCTAATTTTAAAATTTCCATAGGTAATTATAAATATTTTAATTCATCCATTATATCGTTAGGTATGTCAATCATTATATCGCATATATCAAAATATGTCCTGTATAAAAATGTTCCTTCTATCAAGTCGGGCGAGCATCCTACAATCTTTTTTGCTTCCTGTTTTTTCAGCAGTCTTAGTTTCCCGTTTTCCCTTTCCACGTCACGTCTTATTGCTCTTCTCTGATCCATCAGTGCTTCCCGTATTGTTTTGTTCACATACGGTTTGTCAAGAAGTTCCGGGTTTATACTGAATCCGCAATATCCTAGGTTTGTTCCTTTTATACGTGTTACCATTTCATCGGCAAGCTGTGCCCTTAGATCGAAATAGAATCTTACAGGTTGATCATCCTTGCTTTTGTCTAGTCTTTTCGGAACACCTCTAAGTATTGCCAGGCTTTCGGGAAATGCGTCACGGAATGTCGGTGCTCCAAGACCGTCAAATGCCAGTCTGTTTTCACCGATTCCCCATTTCCGTAGATTGTTTCTTACCCATAGGTTCAAATCCCTAGGCTTTAATGTGTTTGACCATTCTAGGTCTTGTAAGTGGTGTCCTATGAAGTGCCCCATTACACAAACGTCACCAAGACCGTATGCTATATCCAGTGTAGCACATTCAAAATAATCGTCAAACACAGGCTGAGATGAGAACATTTCCTCCATTTCGTCACGGGTTATCCACTCGTTTCCCCCTTTTATCAGCTTCCATGAACCTAATGCGTTTATGGATACTTCCTGTGCTGTTCCTCCAAGGTTTTTCTGATAGTCGGGATTGGAAGCCATAAGTATCTTGTTATCTTCCAGCCCAGAAGCTATAAAGGTTATGCTCTTGATGTATCTTTTACAGTTTGTTTCGTCAATTTTGGTATTTTTACCGAATCTTGCGATGATATAATCTTTTGCCTGAGCAAATACTTCTTGTGGGCTGTCACCCCATGCTGTTTCATGTATAGTATCTCCATATTGAAAGAAATATCTTACCTTTCCCGATCTTTCTGGAATTGCTATTCCGTCATCGTCCACCCACCATGATACCAGTGCTCTCCAGAAATCGCTGTACGGGTTTGGATTGCACGCACCTGTAAGACCTGTTCTTAGTCCTGATGATGAACGCAATACCGTTTGAAGGTAGTTTATGATAGGTTCCGTTGCCTGTGAGCACTCGTCTATCGCCACCTTCACAACGTTACCACCCTGTTGTCTGTCCTTAAATTCATTTATGCCTTTTTCTCCCGACAGGCAGGCATCACCGAAATAATCGTACCGTATTTCACCTCCTGCGTCAAGTCTTGAAAGGCGTTTTGAATCAATATACTCACCATAAGGTTCAACCATCTTTGAAACCACTTTAAGAATACCGTCCGCTTTTTCTGCGGATGTCTTGTCCTTACGGAAAACAAGTGCGGAAAATGACGGATGGTTGCATGAACTCAGTATATCCATTCCAAGGCATACGGATTTTCCTCCCCCACGATTCCCGTGAAGTATCTTTATCCCTGCCCTGTTCCTTAGAAATGCCTCCTGTGAACCTTTCTGTGGGGCAAGCATATTTACCTTGTATCCCTTGCTTCTTCTGTCCTCTATATATCTTTGGACGAAATCAAGGCTTTTATATGGTATGATTCCCCTTTTGCCATATCGTTTCAGCGATTTGACAACATCCTTAGTCTTTAATCCTCGGTATTTTAAATCAATTTCTTCCATTGCAGTATAATGATTCGCAAATATAATATTTTTTTAAATATTTTTTTGCTTATACACAAATTTTAACTACATTTGCATCGGTAAGAGGTACTTACTATGCACAAAGGTCTTGTGCATGAATCATATAAAAAACAAATAGTATATGGATGAAAATGTAAAAGTCATTTTTGAAGGTATCAAGAATGCGTTGGGAGAAAGTAGCTCCGTTATTACAGATCGTACAATCGAACAGACAATTAATGAGTTCTCAGCGTTCGCACCGCAGGAAAATGCGGAAAAGTTCTGGAATGAAAGTGTTGTGAATCATTTAAAGAACACTGTGGCAGGTCAGGTAAGAGCGTTTGCGTCTGATAAGCGCAAAGAGTGGGATACAATCAAGGAACAGGAAATATCCAACTTGAAAAAGGAATGGGAAAAATCACATCCTGCACCACAACCGACACCAGCACCGCAACCACAACCTACACCGACACCAGCACCCGAACCGAAACCGTTTGAGTTGCCCGATGATGTTAAGGCTAAACTTGAAGAGTTTGAAAAGTTCAAGAAAGAGTTTGAAGCTAAAGAGCAGGAGGAAAAGCAGAAGCAGATTGTAACTGAAAAGCGCAAGAAGCTGTCTGATTTGATTAAACGCCCGGAAGCGGGTATGCCTAACGAGTTGTTGCGCAACATCATTTTTGAGAACATTCAGATTTCGCCCGAAGAGGAAGATACAAGCATTCTTCTGAAAATACAGGGAAAGTACAATGAAACGTGTACTAAATACACAAAGGATGGCATTAATCCTTTCATCTCTGACAAGGGTGGTTCTAGCGATGTAAAGTCATTCATAGATAGAAAGAGAGAAGAAGATAAGGCTAACAAGGAAAACAACATTGTCAGCCGATATTACAGTAAAATTAACAAATAGTTTTTTTAATTATGAAAGCAGGAGTTCTTGCAACAAGTTATAGTAAGATTGGTGGCGCAAGACATATCTTTTCTAATGATACGTCTTTGCACGTACTGTTGGTAGGATGTAACGTTCCAGTAGAACGTATGCCTACAGTTGGGAACAAACTTCCGGCTGGTACCATGATTAAATGTGATTCCTCAAAGCAGAATGGCGGTGACATTCACTATTCATTCAGAATGTACGAGAAATCGGATTCTGGTTCTACGGTAAAAGTTGAAAAAATCATGGGTAATACAGTTGCCAAGGTTGGCATGGTTGTCGGTAAAGCACCTACTACTGCCGCAGGTGCTACAACTGGCTTTACCATTAACGCTATTGATTCGTCTCATGACGAATATGACATCCTTACATTGTCCGGGGATGCAGGTAAATTGGAATTGACCGATATTTTGGTTGAAGTTACACAGGTTGGTGCTAGCGCAAAATTCAAGGTTATTCCTAATGCTATCCTGCCTTATGATGTTGACACCATTCCCGGTGCCACTCTCTATCCTTTCAACGGTGCATGGATGGTGACAAGTGAGATTTTGGAAAAACGCATTCCGCCCGTAGCTTCGGCAATCAAAAAGGCGATGAAGGATGATGAATCATATCCTTGCGTTTTCCGTTACACATTGTATAACTAATTAAATTTTTTCGTTTTATGCAAAGATCGACATTTAGTTTCTATGATTGGCATTTCTCTGGGGAGATGCAGGAACTTATGGATTATGCCAATCAGAAATTTGATAACGAAAACTGGAGAAGCTACGGAGATTGGGATGTTCCTCAGATGAGCAAATCATGGAACGTGATGGTTGACGAATACACACAGGCTACCCGTCCTGTGATGCTGGCTCCTTTGGCTGAAAAGCCTATTATGGACACTACTGGATTTGAATGGTATTCGGGCCGTATTCCGAAGATGGGTCACGCCATTCAGTTTATGGAAACCGATATTCAGGAGTTCTATGAACTTGACATTCCGCAAGGTGCATTGCTTGACAAGATCCGTGAGAAGTGGTACACAAAGATGGAAGCATGTATCCAAGGTTTCCATACCGAGTTGAACTGTATGGTTTATCAGGCTCTTTCTACAGGTATGCTTAACTATACAGCTAGTGGTACCAACTCAATTCCTGTTCAGATTGACTATCGTGTTCCTGCAAAACACAAGTTGAAAGCGTTGAAGCAGAAATGGTTTAGCGATACTGCCTGGACACCGAACGAGAATGCAGATCCTATTAAAGACCTTCAAAGAATGTGTAAGATTGCCGACAATGACGGTGTACCATACGACCACTTTGAAATGCCCAAGGATTTGTATGACAACTTCCTGATACACCCGAAAGTGACAGCAGCAGTACAGGCTCGTCTTGTTCCTGCCGCAGCATCTACTACAATCTATCCTATGAACAATCAGGAGATTGTTGATGTGCTGATGAAGGTATTCTCTATTCCTGTGATTATCCCTATTGAGGAAAAATCAAAATGGAACAAACTTGGCGTGATTGAGGAAGCCGAACCGTCTTTTGAAAAGAACACCGTTGTTCTTGTTCAGAGCGGTCAGTTCTTCCGTATCAAGAACTCACCGTCAATGTATTTGCAGGATACCAACCCGGCTGTACGTATTTCTTCTTTGGAAGGCGGACGTATCGCGTTCTTGCATCAGTATTCTTCTGAACCGTATGCTGAGAAGAGTTCAGGTGAATTGTGGGCGTGTCCTGTGATGAAGAATCCGAAAAACCTTATCATCATGAAGGTTGACGAACAGTCAAATACGGGATTGTAAAAAGTTGAACCATGAAGGTTATTATTGATATAAATGGCGAAGGCACAGCAAAGGGCGCAGGGGAGTATTTCATTGGAGATACTCTCACGCTCCAAGCTATTCCCGAAGAAAGTGTAGAGTTCGGATACTGGCTTATTGCCGACAATGAAACATTGAAGCCGGAGGATAGACTGAAAGTTTCGGATAATCCGTTCACTATTCAAGTTACCCCTCAGATAACAGCAAAGGGTAACATGAAGGTAGAAGCATATTTCTATATGTCTATGCGTGAATATCTGAAAGCACAGATTGACTATGAGTTGAAAAACACATCGTATATCAGTGTTGCCCAGAAATGGGGATTCCGTTTGTCTGATGATAGCCGTGAAACGTCTGAGATGAAGAAGGATTTGGCTTATGCTGATTTGTTGCTCATTGTTTGTACTGCCCCTTCAACGATACAGGGAAAGACAAAGAAAGCCGGAAACTGGTCAATTACTGACACAAGCAAGACTATTTCTATCAATGACAAGAAAAGATTGGAGCAACGCGCAAAGGATTTATACGCCAAATGGGGTTTGAATTTGGATGTTGGAACAGATGTTGAAATAACTAGATTAAGATGGTAGTATGGGAAAGAGTATTTTAGGTGAGGATATGTTTCCTGATATGGTTAGAATTTACCAGAACAAGAACAGTTCGGATAAATATCAGACTACCCCATATTGGGAGATGATATACGAAGGAAGGGCAAACATACAGGAAAAGGACACAGGTTCGGAAACGAATGATGTTGACAAATCCGAATATGCCGCCTACCTAGAAGATAACGATGTAACCATACCTTCCGGGTGTCTGTTGGATTGGCAGAATTTCAACCATCCGTTTTCGGACAACAGCAATAGTTGGCGTGAGATAAAGAAACCTCCATTTAACAATATGGAATTTGGTACGGTGATATACTTTAACCAAATAGAAAACTAGAATACTATGACAATCAATTGGACGGAAATAATACTTGCTTTGTTGGGTACAAATGGCATAACCCTTCTAACTTCAATGTTAATGTTTAAGCAGAAGAAGGAAAAGATGGAAACTGAAATTGATTCTTCTACCTTGGACAATCTTGAAAAGGGGTTTGCTATTCAGGGTGCTCAGTTGAAGAAGGCGCAAGGGGAAATTTTGAGTTATCAGCAATCTCTCCACGATGCTTATCAGAAGATACAGGAGCTTTACAATGAACTGAATGATATTAAAACAGAACTGAAATGCGCTAAAGATGATCGAGATTTGCTAAAAAAGAAGATTGAGAAACTGAGTAAACCAGTAACAAGAAAAACAAGTACAAAAAATGCAGGCAAATAACAACGATAAAGTATTGAAAGAGTTTGGTAGTAATGTCCAGCTTGCCTTGGATGCTTCTATCATGCAGTTCATGGAAGATATCGCCACGAATATCATGGATGATATAAAAGACTTGGAGGGCTTTACCAACCAAACTTTCAATCTTGAAGATAGTTATGGATGTGGCATTTACAAAGATGGGGTCCTAAAGAAGATTGTGTGGGCAAATGCAACGAAAGTTGCAAATGAGCCTAGGAAACGTAACAATGTCGAGTATTGGGGGCGTGAACTTGCCGAAGATTTCTTCAACAGTTATAAATCCGATGGTTCAGACAAATATGAACTGGTTGTCGCAGCTGTAATGTATTATGCCAAGTATGTTGAGAACTATCACCTGTTGAACGTTCTTTCAGATTCTTGGATTAAGACAAAGACAGATTTAAAAGGGGGTAAATATACTGTGGTTTTTAAGAAAATTGCAGCTAATATGTTAAACAAATATTTTAAGTGAAGTTATGGGCTACTTTAATCCTTCAACAATAAACACCACCTTGTACAATATTGTATTGGACAAGAAGATTGCTGACGATGTATATAAGGTGCAGCGTCCTGCAAGTGTTGATGATAAGGTAACTAGTTTTATTGTCGTAAACAACAATACAAGAATTGTCAGCAATACCGAGAGCGGCCCTTACGGTCACTTCGGGAAAGGCGAAACAATGGCTACGGTTACTCTGTTTGTAAGGGCATTGCCCGGGAACGTATATCCGTCTGTCATGGATGCGTTGAGTGAGAAAATGGTAGAACTGTTCCCGCAAAAGACTGTGCAGCTTCATTTCGAGATATTTAATGTTTTACCACCAATGTTTGACGGGGTTGGGTTCTATTATATGTCCGTCCTGTTGAATGTTGATATTTCAAAGGATTAGCTGCATGAAAAACGTGAGAAAAAACAGTGGAGGCGCATCGGTAGATACGCTCTCAACAATTAACAATAACTTTTTAAATACAGAAAATAGAATGGCACGAGTAAATTTAGACACCAGCCCTGCTTACTTGAACGGGCAGTCGGCTGCTTTGACATTTGATGCGATTGAGATTACCGATGAAACTCAATATTCAAGTTTTAAGAATCCGAAGATTCTTCCCAATATTGAATCTGGTACTACGGAATCCGCTGGTACTGACGCTGACACTTCTGAAACAAAGAACGAGCAGGGTGCTACCGTATTCCAGAATATCACACCGGGTACTATGGCATTTACCTTTACAGGTATGTCCACTTCAAAAGCCGCTTTCGCTTTCTTTACGCAAGGAAATGAAGCAAAGGCTGAGTTGGAATTAAGTAGTTTAACTGATACTGTTGATGCTTTCGGTAAGGGAACTTCTCAGAAACTGAAAGCGTTTGGTGCAAGCTCATTCAAGCAGTTTGTACGTCCTATCGGTATTATCAACGGTACTGGTGACCGTATGATCTTCTTCCCGAAGGCATCATGGGCTGTCAGCTTCACAGGTGCTCCAAGTAACGCTGGATATCTTGGATTCTCCGTTACTGTGACAGCATTGGAAGTTAACACTCAGTATTTGAAAACCATGATGGTTCTCGAACTTGACAATTCGGGAGTGGGTGCTTGATGTAGACGGGTAATGAATTATTAGCCGGGCGTTTTCGTCCGGCTTTTATTGTTTTTTAACTGATCGTGTTTGATTTTTATTAACCTTTGTTGTATTTTTGCTGTAAAAATTAAAACCATGACAGATAAAGAATTGTCTGATAAATTAAAGCTAAAAGCTATAAGCCTTGGACTGTGTAAGGAATGGACAAATGGATGGGGAAACCCGGACAAATATGAATTATGCGAGAAATATATCAGAGGCATTGACTTCTGCCTATTTAACAGGTTCCCGTCAAATGAAATAATCAAGAAGGAGTTTGCTGGTGTTAGGGAGAAGTTTAATATCTTTGTTGATGATACCAATCTTTTCATAAGCAATCCTAAATGGTCTATTTTTAATGGTTCGTGTGATTGTGTTGTCACATTCAACGATTTCGGTATAGGAGAAATGTATGTCAAGGATAATAGCCATGTTAGCCTTGTTGCGCTTGACAACAGCATAGTACACGTTTCTTTGATTGACGATGCCAAACTTGATATTGTATCGTCTAAATATACCAAGGTGTTCGTTTATACAAATACGCCAAAGAACATATCGAAGGTAGATGTGAAAGGAAAATTAATGATTAAACCGTTCAAGTTAGTTTAAAAATGGGAATATTCAACTGGAAACAACCTGACTTAGATGATCAGATAAAGATGCAGAAGTTTGCCACTCATAAATACAAAGAGGTTATGGTTGGTGATAAAAAATTCAAGGTACGTGGTCTTAGACTGGGTGCATACGATTATATTGTAGACAAGCTGTTGATACGTGACATTATCAATCCAGATACAGCAAAAAAGGAAATGATTGCAATTATGAAAAATGACGCATCTATTCCGTACAAAGTTGCAGCGGCAGGAGT